GTGCCCTCCATTGCTATGTCTAAAATTGTATTATTATTTTCTTCAAGATAATCTAGATGATCTACTAACCATTGTCTAATATCAGCAAGTCTTTCAATTCCAAAATAAGGTGATTTATAAACCCATGTAATATATTTTGTTGGATCATCAAATTGAAGTGCGGTTAATGCAAAGCCAGTAAGTGATTGATCTATTCCTATTGTTACGTTGCAGTCTTTAGGTAAATTACCATCAATCGCTTTGGTTGGCACGGCGTTCTCTTTCATCTATGACCATTTGCACAGTCCCTAGATAACCCGCCCCATCAACTAGGTTGTCTCTCTTTTGTTGGTGAACTTCACGGCAAATTTTTACCCAAGCCATTGCTAATCCAACCTGCTCTTCTGTTACATCTGTACCAAAAATTACTTCCCAACCTTTAGCAATACGATTAAAATTATCTAATGGATGATCATAAGATTTGTTACGATCTCCTGTAATTAATCTTTGAGCCTCTTCAAGTATTGTTTCTTTATCCAAGTTCAAAGTATGCTCCTTTTATTAAATAATTACTTGCTGGTTTTGTTAAAGATAGCAAGTAATCATATGTCTCTTTAAATGAGTTACGTTTGTTTAGTGACCACCAAGCAGAAAGTGCTGCAGTTGAATTGGATGTTCCGACAGATGTTTTAATAGAGTTATCTAACATGCGAGAAATGTAGTTGTCTGGAATGTAGATGTCTACTTTTCCTTTTGCGTTACTGTATGTTTGAATAGTTCCTCCAGAGGTAACTGCTCCAACAGAGACTACTTCTTTCCAACATGCTGGAGTAAAAACTTGTTTTGTATTGCCATCATTCCCAGCAGCGGCAATTACAGGAACATTTACTTTCTTTAAAAGACTTACTTGTTTTTTAAATGTGGTTGACACATTGCAGGTGTTAAAGGTATTGCCTTGAGAGAGACTTACAACAGAGATGTTGTATTTCTTTTGATTCTTTGTTATCCAAACCAATGCATTATCAATATCCTCTGTGTAATAATCTGCGGGTTTTCCTTTTGGATCTATACCGACAATTCTAATTAAAATAACTTTTGCTTTAGGATTAACTTGAGTAATTATAGAAAGCATTCGAGTGCCGTGGCCTAAAACTTTGTTATTAGAAACGGGGATATTAGCGGCCCCTTCACCTTCCATAAATTTTTTGCCATTTGGACAGGTGAATTCAGAAACAATACAAACCTCATACACAACATTATTTTTAAATAACTCTGTATTTGTTCCAGAATCTATAACTGCTATAGATTCTAAAGAGTCTGCCTGTACTGGTACTACCTGTAAGCCAAGTAGTACCAGCGCAAGAACTAAGGATTTTTTAGTCAATTAACCAGCCATTAAGTAAGGTATAAAATCTATTTAAATACCTTTCTATTAATGCAAGTTTGCCTTGGATGTTTGCTTGAAGTTGAGCCCTTGTTTTTGGCGTTTCAAACACTGCCATTTCTTTTATCAAACCATCAGTTGCAGAAATAGTTGCTCCAGTAGTTGGTGTGATTTTTGGATTAAAAATCATTTGACCATCTACAAAATTGTCTGGACCAAAAGTAACTTCAGTTGAATCAATTGTGGTTACTAAAGTTGCGGTGTCAACTGTTTCGGTTCTAGTTACTGGCACAGAGCCTTGTGTAAATACTTGTGCTTGTGAATCGTATCTAACAACCTGCTCTGGTGTTGGATTTTGTGTAAAAACACTTCCTTGATTTTGTCCAGTTACAGGATTAGCAGGAACTTGTAACACTAATTTTTGTCCTGCCCAAGGAGTGTCGCTTGGCATTGTGCCATTCCATGAACCAGATGATCCACAAACAGAGGCCTGACAAACAATTACGTTTGTAACAACCCCAGATGAATCTACAACAGCGTATGTTGCTTCACCTTCTCCTGCATTAGCAGGTATAGCAGAAACGTTTACTAACGCAAATGCTATTAACAATACTTTACTTATTTTTTTCATGTTATGAATGTATCCCTCCGTCCCATGCGGGACTCGTTTGTTCTCCGTGTTATTTCCCTCGAAACTAAAGTAATGTCTCGTTCTTGATTTGAGAGCATCATCTCTAAGATCTTGCGATAAGCATACCGCTCCTCATAAGTATCTCCTAATTGGATAATCTCTGGATCGGTAGCAATCTGAGCCTTGGCTAAACTTACGGTTGAGCCTTTTGAGGCTGCTCCCATTTTGAGTATTAGCAGTTTGTTCTCAGCCATGTCTAAGGCTCTCTGAGCCTCACGCTCACTAAGTTGAGCCTGAACTAATTGCGAAGCAAAGTAATCGGCCCAACCAGTAAGAGTAGTAAACATTATGGCTAAGTCTTCACTGCTCAACTCTGTAATGTCAGGTGGTAATACTGCCTGTTCGTACTGTGGCTTTGGTAGGGCAAGACCCCTCTTCATTAAGACTTCTATCTCACTCATTACTTTCCAATCAAAGAACAGTATTTACAACCAGCAGGATCAACATTACAGGCAGGTGAAACACCTGCATCAACTGCATCTATTACTTTTTGTGCAGCATTAAAGATTCTTTCTACTACGTAATAGTCAGACTTAATTGTGAACTCTTTATAATCTTGGTCTGCTTTTAATTCATAAATAAAAACAATTTCATTAGGAGCATCCTCGCCAAATTGTCTTTTGGCTAACTCTAAGTACATCTGTCCTTGAAGTAAGTGAGTTCTAAATGGACGACGAATATTTTTCCAAGCCTTTGTTAGGTCACCATCTGCATCGTAGAGTAACTCTGGCGCTTCAAATCTTAGTGTTCCTGCGCCAATGGATTTAATTTCAATTAAACAATCATCTCCAATACCTTTGACCCAGCCATCTGCATGGCCATGAATACGAAGAGGTTCATAAACTAGGGGAACTTCTTTGTACTCAAATACTGAAGGGCCACTATTTACCTCAGAACTAACTCCCCATTCAGATTTATCATCTGTTTCACAGTACCAGTTCCCATATAAGACACCCATATCTGCTAATCGATTTTGCCATTTAGCATGGATGAAATGTCCTTCATCAAATATATTTTGAAGGCGAAGATTAGGTTTTTCTTTCTTGGCCTTACCACCATTTAATAGATAATAAGCATACTTGTGACACCAGTCGGCTTTAATAATTTCAGAAGGATGAAGTACGTCCGTCCTTCTATTTGACTCTGGCTGTCTCATTAGGTGACGTTCTATGTCTCCTATTAATCTAGTATCAGCCTTTTTAGTATCAAGGAACTTCTGTAAGTCTGTCTTAGGTGTTGCCATTAGTATTCCTTGTCTGTACTGAAAATAAATTCTTTTAGGGACATTTTCTTTTTGTATTTCTTTTGCCACTTTCTCATTAAAGCATTACGTTCTCTGTGGCTTAACCCACCCCAGATTCCGTGTGGCTCATCTCTTTTAACGGCATCCCACAAACATTGGGCCCGTACTGGACAATGGTTTTTTCCTGTCTCACCGAAACAAAATGCTTTGGCCTGATCAGCAATGTCTTTGTACTGCTCTTTATCACGAGGAGGGTAGAAGATGTCGGTGTCTTGTCCCGAACATCTTGCTTCGTATCTCCAGGCATACTCTGGTTCATCCATGTGTTAGGCATCCTTGACTTTCTCTAGCATTTCTATGAAGTCGTCTTCAAGAAGAACCACGTAGTTCTCTCCATCTAAATGGATACCAAGTACTGGCATTCTTCCATCTAGAATTGCCTCTCTTACTATTTTCTTTAAGACTATAGACTTTATAGTAGTCTGTTTTTTACCAGTCCACTTATGTTCAATCAGCAGGTCGGCTGATCTTACATCGCCTTTACGTGACCAAAACGCACCAGAAGCAGCATTACGAGAACCGTTAATTTTTTTAGCAAGTCTTTTCTCATGCTTCTGAGATTGTTTTTGTCCTTCAGTCTTCAAGTTCTATTTTGCCACTCTCGTAGCCCTCCAGCAAACGAGGAACAATATAGAACATTGTTTCACGCCAAAAACAAGGAGAACAACCACAAAAAGGTTCTCCTGAAAGCGTTTCTAGAATTTCATCTTCGTCACCTTCCCATACGGCTTCAAAAAGCATATCTGTATAAGTTTCTACACCTTTTTCTAAATCATGCGCCCATGCTTCATCGTTTACTATAAATTTTTTACCTTCAATCATTGTCAGAACCTCCAGCCATCGGTACATCGGAGGAACTAAGTACAACCTTTTGTAGTTCTTCCTTGAGATCAATTTCGCCACGGATACTATCAATGACTGGTTCAATTCCCTGCCACTTTCTTTCTCCATAGTAATACCACCCACCTTTACGATCTATTATTCCTTTTACAACTGCTAGTGCTGCAATTTCTTTTGCAAAATCGTATTCTCCTGGTAAACAATGGCCTCCATCTGCAAAATAAAAATCAAAATAAGCAACTCTTTGTGGAGGTGCTGTTTTATTTTTTAATGTTCTAACTTTAATTCTTTGTCCAATACGAACTTTATTACCGCTAGGTCCAACCTCAATCCATTCGTCTCTGCGGATCTCACATCTTGTAAAGAAGGCATAATTTTTTCCTTCTCCTCCTGGAGTTGTTCTTGGGTCGCCATGCATTACGCCAATCTTCATTCGATATTGGTTAATTATTAATCCTAAAACAGGACGTTCATCTTCTACAAGACTTCTTTTAATTGCAGAACCAACAACTCGAAAAAACTTATTGGTAAGTAATGCACCTCTACCAACAGTCATTTCATTCATATCTTTTTCCATCTCAGGAGCAGGAGATAGAGCAGGCAAAGAATCAATAACAATTGCATCTACTGACTTTGATTCAGCAAATTCAATTACAGCCTGATACGCCTCTTCCATAATATTTGTTTCAATAACAATTACCCTAGAAGTGTCTACCCCACACATTTCTGCATAGTCAGGTACCCATTGTTCTGCGGCTACCCACACTGTTGTGTGTTCTGGGTTTAACTTTTGATTTGCTGCAATAGTTTTTAAAGCAACTGCAGTTTTTCCGTGAGAAGGTTCTCCTATTAATTCATTCCATTGATTTCCAGGAAATCCCCCTCCAAGAACATAGTCCAACGTAGTGGAACCAGAAGTAATGCGAGGAACCAAATCGCTGCGAATGTCGGACGCAATAACAACTACATTGTTACCAAATTTTTTGTTAAGTTGAGCAACAATCTTTTTGGCTTCGTCATTCATTACTCTATTCTCCCAATAATTCCTTGTGGATTCCAATTACTTTGAGTGTCATTACCTAAAGAAGATTTTATATTTCCTTCTACTTTTGCACCAGTTAGTGAACCAAATTTACTTCCTGATTGTTGTAAAGGATACCCACAGTCGTAACATCTTGGAGCAGCGTTTTGAACAGCCATATAATTATTACTATTGCAGTCAGGACATAACTGAGTTTGACCTGTGCTTCCAATACGAATGCTTGGTTGTTGAGGTTGTGGTGGAACATAAGGTGTCATAGGTTGTTGTGATGGTGGCATTGGAATATCTGCAGGGCGTGTAACTGGTGCTGCAGGTTGCACACCTAATTGTTTAGACCACCAGTCTGCGTTGCTCATTTTGCTTCTCCCCATTTGTCTACTATTTTTACATCGGCAATTAGTGGAACAATAATTGCTGGGATGTGTACGCCTTCCATTGATTCCCTAACTGCTTCGGCAACAGATTCTGCTAGATCTTCACGAGCAACTGTAACAAGTTCATCATGCACAGTCAAAATTACATTGGCATCAGGTTCTGTTACTAAACAAGAGTGGGCTCTAATAATTGCTAACTTCATTAAATCTGCTGCTGATCCTTGAATTACTGTGTTAAACGCTTGTCTTTCAGCCCTTGCTCTTAAACCTATCTCTTTACTTTTTAAATCTGGCAAGTATCTTCTGCGTCCATACACGGTGGGAACATACGGAACTGGACTTTTTGCCAAGGCTTGTCTAATAATTTTGGCTTTATATTTTGATATATCGTGAAATTTTTCTGTAAATCTATTTAATAAATTTTTTGCATCAGTAACTGTACAGCCAATACTTGCTGCAATTTTTTCTGGGCCAACACCGTAAGCAATCGAAAGAACAAGAACCTTTCCCGCTTTACGATCTACTCCCATTGTATTGCCAATTGTTGTGTAGATATCTTCTCCATCTAAATAGTTTTTTACCATAATTGGATCTTTAGAAAAAGAAGCAATAATTCTAGGTTCAATCTGAGAGTAATCAGCAACTATTAATTTATATCCAGGAGGTGCAACAAATAAGTTTCTAATTAACTTTCCGTACTCTCCTGCACTAGGTATGTTTTGTAAGTTTGGATCGCTGCTGGAGAATCTGCCAGTTTCTGCTCCGTGGGCTTTAAAGTTAGTATGAACTCTGCCATTAATTAACAAACTTTTTTTATCAAAAACTTTTTCCTTACCCATTGTAGTTCTTGTAACTTCTCCACCTAAATATGGCATAACGTAAGTTGTCATTAACTTATTTAAATCTTGATACTCAAGGATTGCATCTACTAATTCATCTTTAGACCTATAAAATTCAAGGGCATCTGATGAAACAGAGTAATGATAGATAGTTAAATTACTTGCATCAGTTGCTGCAACGGCTTGTCCTCTTGCGGTAAGGGCTACCCGTACACGTAAGTTTGGTTTAATGCCACGACCCTCTGGTTTAGGAGAGAACAACAATTCTTGCTTTTCTTTCACTGAATTCATAGCAAAAGGTTTGCCAGTTAGTTTCCAAGCCTTAGCCTTTGCTAAATCAATGTCTTTTTCAAGACTTGCTTTTAAAGAAGTAAGTTCTTTTACATCAATTGTTGCACCAGTTAATTCCATATCACATAGTGCTGGAATTAATCCCATTTCTAAATCCCATACATCTTTTAATCCATTTTGTAATTTTGGAGAAAAAGTTTTATATAAATTCCAAGTTACTTCTGCATCTATTCCTGCATATTTAGCCACGACAGAAAAAGCATGAGCCTCAACTTCTGCACCTACGCCTTTTTCTACTTTTAAACTTAACTCTCTTTCGGCACAAGCAGCAAGATTTAAGGCTATTCTATTTCTATTGTCGATAATAAATGCTGCCATTAAAGTATCAAAAAATGGTTTTGAAGGAACGACTCCACGATAATATTTAGCAATTGATTTTAAATCAAATTTAACGTTGTGTCCTATTTTTAGTTTGTCACTAAAAAACAATGGTTTTAATGCTTGGAACACTTCTCCAGGTAGTAACTGTTCTGGTGGTAAATCAAATACTGGTTTCCATTTTGCTTGGTTTTTAGAATAGTCGGCATCTGTTAAAGGTTTACCAGCAACTGCCTTGCGTTGACCACTTAACAAAAGTTCTTTATCCCAACGTAAAAATTCCCCGTTAGGATGACCCATAGGAATTACGTCTGTTCTTCCTTCTGTTGCTAAAGAGATCCACAACACATCGTTTACTACGGGTTGGATTCTGTTTTCTCCAACTGTTTCTACATCAAATGCGAATGCACTTACTGATGAATAATACTCGACTAGATCTTTTAGTTGTTCTTTGGTTTTAATAATATTCATATAGTTATTCTCTTGACATTTGGATATAGCCACCCTTGACAGTAGATAATACTTGAAGAGATTGTCCTGAAAAATTTAATAAGTCTTTATCAGTTGCTTGATTTACTACTAAATCATACTTAGTTCTTTTAAAAGGAACATACTGTGCTAATGGGGTTCCTTTTTTTATTAACACTTCTTTTGTATCATCAAAATAACAAATCTGTTGATTTAATTCACCGTAAACATCAGTATCAATAATTCCTGGTAGAATAGACCACTCACTATTACTGTGATAATACATGGGTAGTTGTAAAAGAGAATAACCTTTTGGAGTTACTGCTCTCCATGGAGAATTTAATTTAAAAAGTTTAGTTAATTTTCTTCCTTGAAAAATATAATCAGCATGATTTACAAACTGTTCGTTATCGTGTTGACTAATAGTGTATGGATTTCCTTCCCTTCCTGTTCTCCAAGACCATTCATCAGTGCTTTTATTGTATATAAGTGACATATCACACCACGCTGGTATAACAAATCCTTGACTAAAGTAATGTGCCATTGAGGGACAAACTTTTGCAGTGGGTCCTTTTCTTATGCTAGACCAGTCTTCTTTATTTTCAACGTATGGAGGAATTGTTTTCCACCAATTTGGTAAAAATTTATTAGATGGTTGCGGCTGAATTAAAGGATCCTGAGTAATTCCAGGAACAGTTCCTATAAATTTAACTTTTACATTATCAAAACTTTTTTTACTAAACATTTTTCTCCTGTATAAATAAGGTGGTGGAGCCTGAAAACGGAAATAAACAGGCTCCGCCACATTGGAATCTTGGTTAAACCAAGGAACGAGCAATCTTAAGCATTTCGGAGCGAGGGGTCTCTCGAATTACTTCGGCTGTATACGGAACAGCCCGTGCTACTAGTTCTTGAACCTCATCGAGGTTCAACTTCCATTCCTCCGCTAGGTCACGACCACGAACAAACTCCATAGTGTAGTTTGTTGTAGGCCCTGTACCCATCCGAGAAATTTCCCAGAACTCTTTTGACAGAGGTCCTTTGCGCTCATCTTCATGAGACTTTTTAATTAGTCTTGCAAGTGTTGGAGGTGCTGTAAGGATCTGCACACCCTGTGCTTCGCCAGTTAACACAAGCACATTAAATGCAAAACGTGAACGTGGTTTACTTCCAAGAATGTCAGTAAATGGATCATTTTCTGCTAAAGCAACAAAAGATTTTTTGCCAGTTGGACGTTCAATCCAATGCTGCTCATAGACACGGAAAGGTCCGTCTTCTAAGAATTTGATTAATTGTGGTTGTTCAGAAAAACGAAACTCTGTTGGAAACTCTGAAGAGTTCTCAGTTAAAAGAGCCTCTGCTGCTTCCCAACCTTGTTGAACTGTAGTACCAATCTTTGGTTCTGCAGTTTCACTATCTTCATCTAAATAATTTGCAGGATTTTCTGCAACATCATTTGTTGGTTTGGTTATTGGCATTTGTTTCTTCTTTCGGTAATGAGGCACGGAGAATGTTGTATCGCTGTACAAACTTAATCACTACTGGCTCTCTAGGTTTGTGATTTCCTTCCATCGACTTATTAAAGCCTCTGTTAGGTCATCTTGGTTAGACCACTCTACACGAGCAGACCCTAGTAAGCCACGTCTTGAAAACTCTTCAATGGCGGACTCAATCAATGGTCGTGTGTACACCCTGTTTCCTCCAATTTTTTCTCCTTTTAGAGTTTTAGATCGAAGTCTATAGGGTGCTCTAGGTATGTAGCCTTTTCTTTCCCATAAGCGGACAGTAACAATTGTTTTTTCTAACGCTAGTGCTAATGCACTAATAGTAAAAACCTCTGTTTCTTTTCCACCTAGTGTTTTAATGATTGGATTTGCATCCCAACCATTACTCTCCCCGTTTTTACGGCGAGAAACTTTTGGATCTTCTTCACGACGTTTTCTTTTAGAACCTGGTATGTATTCTAAATCAGCAAACGCCTCTAGAATCTCGTCGTCTCCACGTAATCCAGTCATAGTTACTTCTTGTTTAAAACTAATGCCCAAACAATTTTTTGAGGATACATTTGATCAATCTCTTCTTCAGTTAATTGACCTTCATAAAGAGCCGCCATTAAAGCATCTTCATCTACGATTCGGATTGTTTTATATAATTGCTCTTCCATTCCTTTATCGGCAATAATTTGTTCTGCAACTCCCTCTTCAATTTTTCTAGACACACGACGTTGCTTTTGTAGCATTCTTACGCCTTCAATTTCATTTGGGAGTTCTACAAAGATGTTTCCATTGCCATCGACTTCACCTTTAGTGTCAACAACTTCAAATATTTTTTCTTTTAATAGTTTTAATTCTGACTCAAAATACTCAACTTGTTTTTTAAAAAAGATATATTGCTTAGCCTGTGCTTCAAGGTCATCTATTGAAGCCACCCTAGGTTCTTCTTCTTTTATCCTTGCCATGTTAACCCCCTCAAGGTCTCTGTTGTTGTAGGAAACTTATCAGACTTCCTACGGTTAGGTCAATTCCTCCTTTAGAATTGATCCCCATTCCATCCATTACTGCGTCTGCTACTGCGTTTTTTTGTTGAAGCATCTCAAATTGTCTTTCTTCAATAGAGTCTTTTACAATAATATCTTGAATAATTATGCTTGGCCATCTACTAGATGCTCGTTTAATTCGTCCATTTCTTTGTACGGCTAAACCCGCAGACCAAGGCAGATCATAGTTTATTAACAAATTTGCAATAGGTAGGTCTACACCGTAACCACCTGCATCTGATGAAATAAACACACGACAATCTGGGTCTGTAAGAAACTTTTCTTTACTTGCTTCTTTCTCTTTTGCATTCATACTTCCTGTATATATAGTCCCACCAGTAACTTCTTGAATTCTCGAAAGCATGCCGACCCAAGATGTAAAAATAACTACTTTTGCTTCTGGATCAGTTTCTAAATGATCAGTCACATAATTTTTTAATACATCTAATTTTGGTTGTTTAGTTATGTTTTCTAACAAAGAACGTTCTTTTAAACTGTATGCATAGGCACTGCCTTCGCCTTCTTGTTTTAAAAATTTTTCAGAACTATCAATTAGTAAATTGGGATGATCACACAGCATTCTTAAAGAAGTAATCTTGGACATAATAGAACCCCGCATCATGTCTGCTGGACCACCTGGCTTACTGTCGTGTCCGTAGTGCGCTAGTAAAGAAAAGTTTGCCCCAAGTAATTGTTGTGCTTCATATAATTCTTGACTCAATTCATTAGCAATTAAGTTGTACAACTCAGAGGTTTTTTTGTCAAAAGAAATTTGAATTGGATCTAGATGAATTGTGTCAGGAAGATAGGGAGCGACGTCTGGATCTGTCTGTACTTTTCGGACCGACGCTTCTTTCATTTTTGCGTGAAATATATTTAAGTTTCTATATCGTTGAACACCACCAAAGTGATTCCTTACAATAAAAGTTTGATCAAACAAATCAAATCTTCCAAGTAATTTTGGATCTACAAATTGCATAATGCTATACACCTCTTCTGGTTTACCATTCTCTATTGGGGTGCCCGTAAGAGCAAATCTAATAGGTACATTTGCAGATAATTTTTTTACAGCCTTTGAACGTTTAGATCTAAAACCCTTTATTGCTGTGGCTTCATCACACACCACCGCTCCCCAGTCTTCGTCTTTTATGCAATCCCAATCATTAACAACTGTTTCGTAATTACAAATAATGTAATCTGAAGATCTTACTCCACTAAGTTCTCTATCCCAACGAATCCACCGAGTGCTTCTAGAGCCATCTATAACTACGGTTCTTGCATCGGAAAATTTATTTATTTCTTTTTCCCATTGATACTTTAAACTAGATAAAGCAATTATTAAAACAGGTTTAGTTAACTCTCCGTTTTCTTTTAATTTCTCAAGTGCTGCAATAGTCATACAGGTTTTTCCAAGACCCATTTCATATGCAACAAGCATTCGTTTACGGTTCACCATTTTATCTACTGCTTCGGGTTGATACGGTTTTAAAGTTCCTTTAAACATTGTCTATTGGCGTTGGAGCAGTTGCTAAACTGCCGCACAAGGCGCACTCCATATCTAACATGTATAAAGATATTTCTCCATCTTCAAACATTGCTTTTACATTCCACAAAGTAGAACCACAAACACACACATGTAAAGGTTGGTCTTTATCTCTTAAGTCCATTATAGGTAAGCGGCTTTTCCATGCAACATGTGTTTTGCAGTTTCTAATCCCAGCGATATTTCTGACGGAGTCATGTCTCCTACATCTTTTACATCAATACCTTTGTAATTAAAAAACAATAAATCAAAACCATATTTACGAGCATAGTCTCGTATTTGTTCACATGCTTTTTTTCCAGCAGGATCATTATCAAATGCTGCTATTACTCTTTTTGCTCTACGAATTATCTTTGCTTGCTCTTCACTCATCATTGCGCCATAAATTGATATGGATCCACAAATTCCAACAGACTCTAACCTCACCACATCTAAAGGGGATTCAACCACTATTAATTGTTCCTCGTTTAAATGTTGAACTCCAAAAACAGTTTTAGATTTTTTAACTCCAGCAGGTTGATTTTTAAAAAATCTTCCTCTAGCACCTTTTTCTTGCCAACCTAATAGTGAAAAAGTTTCAGGATCACGAATGGGTAATATCCAGGCTTCATTTGTTTCGTCCCATAAAACTTCATATTTATTTACGGCTTCTCGTGTTAAAAATCTTTTCTTTAGTTCTATGTCGGGCGGTTCTCCGTAGACCGCTAATCTAGCCTCAGACATTGGTATGGTTTCTTCAGCAACAACATACTGTGGTAACTCTTTAATTCTTTTCATTAAAGAATCAATAGGAACTTCTGCTGTGTCGTCGATGTAATCTCGTGCATCATGGTAATCAATACCTTTTACATCTGAAATTAAAGTATAGATGTTTCCTTTATACCCACAGGAAAAACAAATATGGGCGCCTGTCTCCGTGTTTATCCACCAAGAAGGCCTGTGATCATCTTTACCTGTTCTTTGTTTATGCATTGGGCATAAACCATTAACTTCAGAACCTCTTTGTGCGTGAAGAGGTACCTCTAAAAATAAAAGAATTTTT